CGTCGGCGTGCTTTTCTTCGAGCGCCCTGATCTTGTTGTTGACCGCCTGGATCTGCTGCGGCTTCTGATTGTTCAGCGCCAGCTCCTTTTGCAGGAGCGCCATTTCGGCCGCATATTCCTCGTTGAGGGCCGCGCGGGTCATCTCGAGCTTTTTGTCTTCGGAGATGAGCTTTAGTTTCGTCTCTTCATCGTAGAGCGTCTGTTTTTGCGACAGGCTCTTGCCAAGCGCCGCAAGCTCGCCATCGATCTCGACTCGCGTGGCCTGCTGCTGCTCTTGCTCATACGCCCGATGCGCCGCTTCCTTTTGCGCGAGCGCCTGCTTGTATTGCGCCGTGTCCTCGGCGTAGCGGGACATATCGAACTCAGCGAGCGCAACCTTTGTGTCGCGCCGGTTCTCCGGCGCCCCACTCTCCGCGCGCCCGACCTCCAATTGCAGCTCGGCGCGCTTCGCCGCCGCCTGCCTGTCCGCGAGCGCCAGGCGCGCGGAATCGAGCTGCACCTGCAGCTTCGTCCGCTCGGCGGTCGACGAGGTGAGATCGAGCTGCTTTTGGATGCCCTCGACAACGCGCTCCTGCTCTTGGAGCTCATCACGTTTTCCGGCGAGCTGCGATTGCAGATTGGCCAGTTCGGCCTTGTCGATTTCAGTGCCGCCTTCCCGGGCCTGCTTCACGGATAGGATTTGATCTTTGAGCGAGGCCGCCGCCTCACTGGCGCGCGACAATTGGTTCTCGTCGACTCCGCCGAACTTCTCCGCATAGACCCTCCGAACCGGTGTTTTCGCCGTAAAATTATCCTCACCGGTCGCCTTGCTGTAACCTTCCGCGCGCTCGAACATGGACGCGCCGCGCGCGGCGTCAGAGGCATTTGACGCCTTACGCAAGGCGTCTCCAGCCGCCTTCTCCGCGCCATTCAGCTCGGCGACGGCGTGCGAGATCTGCGCATCGAAATCGGTATTGCCAAGGATGCCCTTTTCGCGACCGCCGAGCCACTGGCCGATGCCGAAAGCCCCGGAGTCAGGATTAACGCTGGCCGGGCCGCCGCCGGCCTCTACGCCCCCCCAGCGCGCCACAAGGCCGGATGCGCCCCACTGGGACAACCCGGCCTCCTTTTGCAGGCGATCGATGGCGTGGCTCTGGCGCTCCTTCGTCCACCAACCGCCCAGCGGGCCCTCGCCGGCGCCGGAGGCCTCCGAGACCCCCTTCATGGCGCCCTGAAGCTTTTGGAGCTTCCCGGTCAGCTCGTCGAGCTTATCGCCGCCGGCGCTCTTGATCGCCTCTTCTAGGGCGCGCCCCCATTGCTGGATCGTCGGAACAGACGCAATGCGCGCGGCGTCGTTCGCCCGCAGCGCCACAAGCTCTCTTTCGAGCGTCGCAATTTCGACCTTGAGCACGCCAATGGAATGATCCGCCCCGGCCGCCGCCTTGATCGACGAGTCCAGCGCCGCGGCATAGGCCTCTTTGCGCTCGAGCTGCGCCTGCTTGTCGCGCAGCGCCGCCTCTGCTGCCGCTATGCTCGCCGCCGCACCCTTGCCGAGCGCATCGGACAGGATCTTCAGGAGTGCGTTTTGCGCCTCGACGATATTCCCGCTTCTCGCCGCTTCCTCGTAAAACCGCCGCTGGGCGGATGTGACATTGGGGAAAATCTCTTTCAGCTTCTCTCCTTGATTGAGCGGATCTTCGAAGGCCTTGATGAGAATTTCGGACGCCTTGGGAATCTCATTGCGCGTCGCGGCGGCATATTCGGAGATGAGCGGGACGATCTCGCCCATCAGCTGGGTCGAGCCGTTCCGCATCGTCGCAAATGCGCTGACGATCTTGTTTGCGTCCTCCGTGCTGATCTGGGCCATATAGTCCCAAACTCCGGACCACATGCTTTCCGTGTTTTTTATGCTGCGGACCGATTTCGTGAGCTTTTCGATTTCCGCCGATGACGCCCCGGAGATGCCGGAAAAGTTCATCGCCTTGGAGAGGGACTCGATCTCGATCGACGATTTACGCGCCTGAAAGGCGAGCAAGGCGATGGCGCCGGCCGCGACGCCGGCGCCTGTCGCAATCGCCGCGAAAGGGCTGATCTTCGGAATGCCCATGGCGAAAATCTCGCCAATGCGTCCGGCCTCCATGGCCAAAGCGCGAAGAGGGCTCTGACCCGCCGCGATTTCATCGGCGAGCGCCTTGGCGACGTGCATCGCCTCCATCTGCTGGATGCGGTTGACGCCAACGGATTTCGTGTGCTCGTCGAACGCGCCCTTGCTTTCCTTCACGGCGCGCGCCAGCGAACTCACCTCGCGCTGCGCCGACGCCGCGTTGGCCGTCGCTTCCTTCAGCGCCGCGGCGAGATTGTCGTTCGTCGCGCCGCCGGCGGAGGCGGCCTCTTTCGCAAGGCTGCGCACCTCGGAATTGAATTGCTGGAGGCGCGCCTTCGCGACGGCGACGGCGGAGTCGAGACCCGTCGCATCCGCGCCGAAAACAACTTTGACAGCGCTATCGCCAGACATCGTTAGTCCTTTCGCCCGGCGAGATGCCGGTGCTTGTGCGCGAAGACACGCAGCTCCGCGATCGACAGACATCCTTCTGGCGGCGGCGCGTCATAGTCCGGCGGCGGCTTCACGTCGAAAAAGGCGCGCAACAGCATGTCTGCGGTCGGATAGTCTCGCCAATGATCGAAGATCATCTCGACGTCGGCCATGCACATGTCGTCGATTTGCTCATAAGATCGGCCGGCCGCCAGAAGGCGGCCGTAGATCATTCGCCAGTTGCGTTCGGAGTTGGCGCTCCCGCGCCTTCCCCCGGCGACGCCTTCTTGAAGCCGCCGAGCTGGAGAATGGCGTTGAAGTTCGCGACGATCTCATCAGCATCGCTTTCAAGATCATCGACCGCCACCTCGCTGTAGTGGCGACTGAGCGCGATACCGATGACTGTAAAGGGAATGTCCCGCGCTTCTCCTTGAGGAATGGTAATCGCCTTTTCGATCTTGCGAATTTGCCCGATCGTGAGCGGTTGAATCGTGAATTTCCGACCGCCGAAGGCGATCTCGATATGGTCGGGGCGCATTCGACCTCCTTACGAAACTTCGGGATAAACGAGCATGCCGACACTTCCGGCAGGGCTGGCGAACATCGAGATGTCGAACTCCGGCATAGAGAAGTCTTCGAGCTTCGCCGCAATCGAAATCTTCGGCGCGACGCATTTGTAGAAGCGCGCGATAAACGCCTTGTTGTTGCGCGATGTGTAATAATCGAGCTGGAAGGTCGGCGAATAGCCGAGGAGATGGTTGGTGATCGGCAAGGTCTGACCGGTCGTGACGGTCGACGTGTAGCTGACCAGCACATTCGCGCTCGCGTCGTCGCTGAAGAAGGTGTAGACGCCAGCGGAGACAGAATATTGGCCGATCTCCGTGACGGCCGCGACCTTTATGAGCGGGAGACCCGTCTCCGCATAGACGACGCCCAAATCTTGCTCAAAGGTAGCGCTGTTCGTAACCGTCACCGTATAAGTGCTCTCCGCCGGCACGCTATGAGCCTCTCCGGGGTTCCACTTGATTCCGCCGCTCTGGAAATTCTCGCCAAAAAAGGCGCTATTCCAGGCGATCCCCGACATGACCGCCGCCTTCGCCTTGCCGGTGATCTTCACCGTGCCGCGCGCGACGTCGAGCGGATATTGGTTCTGCCCAAATAGCTCCTTGATGTTGCCGGCGAAATCGAATGAGAATTCGTTGGCGTAGCCGATATCGATCGGCGTCGCGTTCGCGATGTCGTTTCGCGTGATCTTAAGAATTCCGGGCCCGAATGCGTTGAGCATCTCTGATTACTCCTTTGCGCGGAGGCGGCGCTTCAAGTCTTCCTTCGCCGCGTGAAGAAAATTCCAATTTTCCGTGACGCCGCCGATCGCAGTGCCGGGGAAGGTTGCGTTGAACCACACGTCGACGATCGCGGCGGCTGACGACGGGCCGCGATCTGGCAGCGCCGCGGGCGCTTCGGTCGCGGCCTCGGCGGCCGGCGCCTCGGTGGCGCTTGTCAGGATCGGCGGGGGGGTCGTGCTCATGCGCTTTCGCCAACCCGCGCTCGCGCGCGGTCCGGCGCCTCCTTCATGTTTGCGAAAAATCAGGGAATGAGGATGGAGATCGGAACGACCTGGACGGACCTGCCGCTGTTCGCGTCCTGCCCAACGACCGATTCACCGTCGATCATCGCCGAGAAGACGAGACCGCCGAGCGTGCATCTGTTCTGCATCACATCGTCCGGCGCCAGCGCGGCGTCGATCGCCTCCATGCTGTCATTGAGCGGCGCTTCCGGAATGGCGTTTTCATCCTCCGGCGCGACGCCTGTATAGACGAACGCGACCATGTTCAGCGTGCGCTTCGGCGGCAGATTCGGCGACGGCCTCTCGAATTTCTCCGACTTCTTGACGAGCATCACCATCGGCAGCTGCTCGAGCGGGACCGATTCATTCGGGTCGCGATTGCGCCGCCCAACCGTCTTGAACGCACCGCTCGCCGCGAACTTCTGAAGAAGCGCGGAAATGATCTGCTCTCGCGTCGCCGTCATTACAGCGCTTCCTCCACCGCTTTTCGAAGATCGGAGAGGATCTCCTTGCGCATCTCCTTGAAGGCGCCATGGATCGGCTGTTGCGCCCTAAGATCGGCCGGCTTGGTCATGACCGATTTGGCGAAGATCGTCTTGCCATCGGCCTGATGAATGGCGAGGACCTGAGCGACGCTCGGGACGATTTTATGCGCCGGGATATGCGCGCCATATTCGACCCAGATTGCATAATACCAGCGGCGCGAGCCTTTCGACTCGCCGCCGGTCGGGTTAGCGCTGACCTGCCCTGAAACGCCTGTAGCCCCAGGATGCAGCTCTCCGACGATACTTGCCCGCAGCGCGCCGGAGCGGACAGGGGTGCGCGCCTTTACCTCAATGACAAGACGGTCCTTGAGATTATCGACCGTCTTTTCGAGATTGGCGTGCGCATCTGGGCTAATCTTCTCGATGCGGGCGACGACATTGTCGATATTTCCCTCGATCTTGAACACGCTATTGCACCTCGACGACGGTCAGCTCGATCGCGCCCGCGAGCTGACGCTTATGCGCGTCGACGCCGGTCACATTGCATTTCGTGCCATCGGCGAGCATCACGCGATCGTTCTTTTGCACCGGCAGCGGAAAGCGTGCGGCGGCGAGGTCCTCAGCGACGACAATGACCTTGCGCTGGCTTTGGGTGGTTGCGCCGATCTGCGACGATCCATAGCCCCCCTCAGAGACCTCATTCGTCTCCGGCGCATAGGATTGCACATTCGCTTTGACGCTCGCCGAGAAGGTCGCCGTCCGCGGCGCCGTGCCGCTCACGCGCTGGACCGTCACCGTCTCGCCCGTGCGCGCGAGGGCGCGGCGGTAAGCGGCTTGCATGGCAGGATCGACCATCAGCGCGCGCAGCCCGTGATATTGAGGAGCGAACTGTTGCCATAGGTCCCCACGACGACGACGACCGCGCGGAAGCGATCGCCGAGAACGCCGTCGACCGTCTGGCCCGGCGCCAGCCCCTGGCTGGTGGGCGCGACGGGAGTCGTCTTCGGCGTTAGGCCGGAGAGGTTGACGATCTCGGTTCCGCCGGCGGTTATGAACTGAATCGCGGCGACGTCCACCCAGTTCTGCCCCTGGTCGAGCGACGTCTGGAGATAGGCGGTGACGCTCGTCCCACCGCTGCCATAGCCGAACTGCGCCTGAAAGCTCGCCGCCTGAACGCCGTCGAGGCCGGCCGCGACATCGCCGACATAGACTCCGGGTCCGACGATCTGGAAGGCGGAGCCATTGAGCGTGAGCTGGAAAGGGCCGGGTTGGTTCATGCTGGGCCTCAGGCGATGACGGGAACGCGATAGCGCTCGACGGCGTCGGCGACTTGCGCAGGGAGGTCGCCGGGACCGCCAGGCCCCGTTCCCCAAAGATACTGCGCCGAATAGACGCCCTGGACATTTTCCTCTTTGACGCCTGGGTCGCGCGTGCGTGAGAAATGGCGGAACTTCACATAGTTGATACAGGCGTCCTCGAGATCCGCCGGGATGCTCTCATAGCCCGCCTTGTATTGGACGACGATCTGCCATTCATCCCACGGGATCGGGTAGTTATTCACGTCGTAGCGCGTGAGCTGCGCCAGATCGCAATTGGCGATGTAATCCGCGTTCTCTGTGAGCGAGCGGCCGTTTTCGGTCAGCGACGAAATCGAGACGAGAGGCCATCGCGTGAGCTGGATCGGGTCGACGCCGCCGGTCGCAATGCGCATTGGCGGGTCGCGCCGCGGATAGAATTGATCCTGAACCGTCTCGACTGCGAAGACGCGATTGCAGTAATTCGCGATCGCCGTAGAGCCGGCGGCGATGTAGCGCGCCAGAACCCTGTCGCGGCTTGCGTCCGGCGTCGTGAGCCCGAGTTCCTCCTTGACCGTCGCAAGCGTCGTCAGGTCGTGACTTTTCGCGGCGGACACGATCGTCGAAACGGTCGTGAACCGCGCAGGTGCGCCGTAATACATTGCGCTTAGGCGCTCTTCGTGGCGGGAGCGTCGGCGGCGCCAGACGCCGCCGGGGCCGGGCCAATCACCGCGTCGATATCCCCAGTCGATTTTTCCAGATAATCGGAGAGCTGATTCACCGCATCGTCGCGCTCTTTCTCGGCGGCGGCGGCATCGGCCTTGGACTTCGCAAGCTCGGCGTCTTTTTCCTTGAGCGCGTCGAGGAGCCGCGCCATGCCGATGCCATGCGCTTGAGCGGCGGCGTTGAACCGCGCAATCGAATCCGTTGCAGACATTTTCATCCCCTTAGTTTGGCGTCAGGAAGGAACCTTGAGGGTCGGAGGCGCGGCGCGCTGCGCGCTTTTCTTCGCGGAGCCGGGGCGGCCTTCCAGCTTTTCCGCCGTGGACACTTGCGGGGCCGACGCATCCGGCGCTTGCGGCTCTGCGGCCGCCGGCGCGGGCGCCACCTGCGCGGAGGGCGCGCGATCGATGGCAATCGCTGCGCCGGCCGCGATGAGCGCATCGGCTTCCGCCCCCGTGACGCGCAGCGTCACACCCGCGTCGATAATCGCTCCGAGGCGATGGCCGATCTCCAGCGCCGGGAAGCCAGGCGGCGGCGCACGATGATAATCCGCCGTCAACCTCACGCGCTCGAGTGGCGCGGAGAAAGTCGCTGGATCGATCGCGGCGACGACCTCCTTGCCGTCCGCCGTTCCCAGGATGACGCTGCTGCTCATGTGGGCCTCAGTAGAGCGCGATGATGTTTGTCGCCGTGGTGTCTGTCGCCCAGATCAGCGTGGCGCGGATTTTCAGCACGGTCCCGACCGGAACAGCGGTGAAGGTCGCGACGCTCCCGTCCTGCATGGTCGCCTTGATGGCGCCAGCGCCCCCGACGTAGATCGCGCGCGTCGTTTCGATCGATTCAGAGTCGTTCGGCGTCACGTCGGCCGCCCCGACATAAGGGCTATTGAGATCGGGGCTCATGCCCGCATAGCGATCGGTCATGGATGGCTCCTATGGCGCGGCGTCAGCGGCGCTTCGTGCGATATGTCTGGCGCTCGGCGCGCGGCTCCTGCGCCTCTGAAGCCCCCGCCGGGAACGGCGGCGGATTGGGCTCAACATCGCCCGCGTCGACGAGCCGCGCGGCGACGTCATCGGGAACGACGCGCGTGTCGCCGGCGCTGTGCGGGCGCATGTCGCGCGTGAAGGTGACGAGCTTCATTGCGTGTCTCCCGCGACAAGAGTTTCGCCGAGCGTTCCGGCGAATGTCCAAGAGCCGACGTGTCCGAGCTTGATCGTCGGGTCGACCCAGATTTCGCCGCCGCGCGCGCGCCAGCGATTGCAAAAGACATAGTCTTCCGAGATTTCGCCGAGGACGCCATCCTCGTTTTGCCGAAAGAACTCGAAATAAGCGTCGCGGAGGGATTGAGACCAGTCCTCCGGTCCAGGGCGTTTCCACTCCGGATGCGCCTGGGCCATTTCATGAAGCACCCGGCGATTGACGAGCATGAATGCGGCGCCGAAGCCGAGCGCCTCCACGGCCCCCATATCGTCCTGACGCAATGCGCCTTTGTCGTGTTTCGGGCGCCAGCACCAAACGGCGGGGTCGCTGTTGGGCTTTTGAATGCGCATGCGCCCGACGCCGCCGATCAGCGGCTTATCGGAGCCGAGCAGGCGCAGAACGTCCGCAGGGCGCCATTGCATGTCATCGTCGATGAAAAGCAGATCGGTGAAATCCGACATCAGGAAATGCGCGCATAATTCGTTGCGCGCCTTGCAAATCACCGAGGAGCCGACGACAAATTGGAAGGTGACGCGGATGCCATGCTCCTTGAGCAAAAGCAGCGTCGAGGCGAGACTCGCCGTATATTGCCAGACAGGATTGCGCGCCACAGGCGTGCAAATCATGACCGAGCGCTGACGGGCGCGCTCCATGCGAACAGCAATGTCTTCTGACATGAACGACCTTCTTAGAGACAGCGGCGCGTAAGCGCCGCTGCCGATGCGCTTACTGCGGGAGGCGATCGAAACCGGCGAAGAAGCCGGCGCCCTGTCCAACGGCCGTGTCGGTCTGCGTCGCGGACAGATCGACCGCGTAGTTGAGACGGACGTAACGGCGCGCATCGAGGAGATTGACGCCGATCTCGAACGATCCGGCCATGGCGCTCGCGGCGGTCGAGCCGGTCGCGACGACAGCATAGGTCGCCGTCTGGAAATCGGAGAAATTCACCCCGTCCGCGCTGTCCTGAATCGCATAGCCGATGGAGAGCGTCTTGCCGGTCGCAAGGGTCGCCCCCCAAATGACGGCGGCGGCCAGCGCGCCGGCGAGGCCGCCGGAGGAGAAGCCGGCCCGGTCGATGGTGACGCCGGTGGTCGTGGTGGAATCGCCTGTGCTGGCGGCCGTTGCTGTCGATGGCGCGGTGAGGCGCTGCAACGTGCCGAGAGAGGCGACGTCGCGCTGAAGAACGATGCTCGACATTTTTCGATGCCTTTTCGGAGAGTGGCGAGAAGCGGCGGAGCGGCTACTCCGCCGCCGTTTCGTCAGGATCAGGAGATCGCAGGGGCCCAGCGCACGCCCTGGATCACGGCCACGGACTGGTCGTGACGGAGCTGGAAGTCATGCTCCGCAATGGCGCGGATGATCGTCTGGTCGCTCTGGAAGGCGCTGACAGTATTGCCGAGCGAGTCGACATAGGTTCCTTCCTGAGAAACCGCGAGCTGAAGCTGCATCGAGTCGAGAACGATCGCCTCGCTCATCTCGACGAGGAAGACGAAGGAGAGATCCTTGTTCGATCCAGCCGCATCCCAATAATTCACGGGGATCTGCGTCGTGATATAGAAGGGATATCCGAGCCACGTCCCCTTGTTCATCTCGTCGCGATAGACGTAGACACCGATGCTATTCTGGACGTTGTAAAGGTAGTTCTTGATCCGCGGGTTGAAGAACCATGCTCGCTTGTCGGCGGGAACGTTCGCCGCGTCGAGGCGATTGATCGCGCCGCCTGCCTCGGTGGCCACGGTCGCCAGAGTGAAGGCCGAGGTCGACGTGATGAAATTGCCGCCGGTAGAATTGGCAGGGTCAGCACCGTTCACCGCCATGACCGAATTGGCGGCCTGACTCCACACCCCCTGCGTTCCGCCGTTCTGACCAACCCAGCCATTGGCGAAAGACAGGAAGCCGCGCGGGCTGTCCTGCGTTCCGTCACCGAGCAGGAAGGAGAGGTCCTCGCGCAGCGCCATGACCTTCACCAGATCGTCGCGCACAAAGGCGTCGACGGCCGGATCGGCGTAGCGCATCATGTCGTTCGACACCGGCACCAAGGCCGTCAGCTTTTTGTAGCTGGCGACGATCTGGCGAAGCGACGGCTGCGACTGCGTGATGGTCTTCGTTTCCGAGCCATAGCTCGCCGTCGCCGGGGAGGCCTGGCCTGGCAGCGTCATCGTGCCGCGCGGCATCGGCATGTTGCGCGGGCCGGCCGATCGGACGACCGCCTTGGCGCGCAACAGCTCGATGATCTCATTGGCTACGTCCGGCGGGACGATGAAGCCGCCCGCCGAGCCGCTGGCCGTGATCAAAGCCTTGGTGACGGGGTGATTTTCGCCGTAGAGGTCCTTCGCCGCGGTGCGGGCATTGTAGATATTGCCGCCGCCGAGCGCGATGGCCTTGGCCACGGCGCCGAAGATGATGGATTTTTCCTTGACGTAGCGGTCCGTTTCGACGGCAGCGGGAACCTTGATTTCCTGACCTGGAGCCGGTTGCGCGGTCGATGCGGCGAGGGCCTGTGCGTCCTTGGCCCGCTTGATCTCAGCATCCTTCTTCTCAACTTCTGCCTTCAGGCGGTCGTATTCCGGCTGGTCGGCGTCAGTGAAGTCCTTCTTTGACGCGTGCGCCTTGAAGGCGTCATAGGCCTTCTCGCGCTCCGCCCGGAGCTCGTGAATCTTCTTCATGTCTCTTCTCGCAAGCAGCATCGCTACAGCGCGCAGGGCGGCCGATGAGCGATCAATGTTTCAGGGACGATCGGCGTGTCGCGCGATCAGGCTGTGTTCGCGAGCCTCAGCAGCTCGACGTCGCGCTCGCGCCATGTCAGCGCTTTCAACGCGCCCGCATCCGTGTCGGATTCGGATTGTTCTTCTTCACCCTCGTCTTCGTCCGAAGCCTGCGAGAGCATTTTGTCGAGCGTCTCATGCGCCGACTTGATCTGTTCCATCGCGCCCTTGATGCACTTCTCGTTGTCGCTCGAGAAGCGTCGGCCGGCCTTGGCGCGAAGCGCCGCGGCGCGCAGCAGCTTGGCGGCGCGCGACGGAGCGCCCGCGACATAGGATTTTTGCTCCGCCGGCAGAAGATCGGAGAGACTGGCGAGCGCCTCGCGCGTCTCCTCTTCGCTCATGGCGATGAAAGCCTCTCCAGCCGAGCGGGCGATCTCGGCGAGGATCTCGGGAAGGTCGCTATCATCGCCTTCGTAATCGCGCTCCCAGTCGGCGCCGAGCGCGAGGCTCACGAGCTGCTGAACGACATAGGAGAGGCTGTTGAGGTCATACATGCCCTTGCGGCGCGAGGCCACAACCGCCTTGACGCGCCGAGAGAGCGGAGCGGATTTTCCATCGCTCTTCATCTTCGCCTCGTAATGATCGATGACGCCGCGCGCCTTTTCGGCGACATCGTCGGGAATATCCGCCTGCTTCAGGCGCGATGCGGCGGCGCGGACGCCGGCTGCGACGGCGGTCAAGCGGCCGTCGACGACTTTCGCGAAAGGAAGCTTGTAGGAGCCCTTCTTTGCCGGGTCGACGGAGTCATAGACGAGGAATCCCTTGCGAGCGAAAACGGTGTCGGGGTCGTCGCCATCGAAGTCGGCTTTCTCGAAGATCGACTTTTCGGCTTCCGCGCCGTCCCAGTCCGATTCCTCGTCGAGAGGAAGATTGCGCGAGGCGCCGACCTTCCATTTCTCGGCGTCGGCTTTTTCGAGCGAGCGCGCGGTCACGACAGCCTCCGGGTTCGCGGGCACGGACACGAGCGACAACTCGAGCAGCGACCAGCTCTTGACGCGCTCACCGCCACCGCGGATTGGCTCTGCGTCGAGCGTCTCGAAACCGACAGAAACCGCGTTGAGCACGCCAGCCTTGGCGAGAGCGCAATATTCGTCGGCCTTGGCGCTCGCACCGGCCGGCGCGAAAGTGATCGTCGCCTCGACGCGCCCATTCTTGATCTCGACGTCCGCCGTGCCGATCGGGCAGGCAGGATTGTGATTTGCGAGAACAATTGGGTTGGCGCGATACTCTGTCAGATCGCAACCCTCGGCGACCATGACGTCCTTGACGCGGTCCGGCGTCGGGGTGCTGGCGACGACGCGAATCTGCCGCTCCCCTACCTTGCTGTCGGCGAGCGACGCGCTCGGGATGAATTTGCGCTTCATTCCTCTCCAGGCTCCTTATTGCCGGATCCGCGCGGCCGCCCCGCGCCATCGGCGGCGACGCCGGTCATGTCGCTGCCAAGCGGGCCGGTGTTGAGCGGCGCGCGCACTTCCCATCCCGGGCCTTTGGGCAGACTTTCGACCGGCCCCATTCGCTCGGAGCGCCGCCATTCATTCGTGGCGGCGAGCCCGGACAGCGTCATGAGCCGTCCGACGTTCACCCGCGTCATGATGTCGGCCCGCAGCAGGGAACTTTCGTCGAAGACGACCTCCAGGCCTTCCGCGTCGAGATCGAAAGCTCTTTCGAACTTCTGCTCCCAGCGCTCGAGATCGGGCATGATCGTCTCATTGACGTAAGCCTGATCCGCCTGCGCCTGGTTGAGCTTCGAATTCGCGTCGGTAACGCCGACCTTGTGCGGCGGCATGCGAAACCAGCGGGTGACGTCTTCAACGGAGAACTTGCGCTGCGCCAGGAATTCGAGGTCCTCCGCGCTGAGCGTCATCGGCTTCCACTCGAGCCCCTCTTCGAGGATCGGCACGGCGCCGACGTTTTGTATCCCCGAAAACAAACTTGCCCATTGCGATTGCAGGCGCTTAGCCGCGGGGTCCGTCAACGTCTTGGCGATTTGCAGCACGCCGCTCGGGCGCGCGCCGTTTTGCATCCAGCGCGCGGCCTGCTGCTCCTGCGCCATGGCGAGCCCGATCGAGTCGCGCGCGAAGCTGAGGCGCCCGGAGCCGGCCGTTATATTGAAGGCTAGCCCCCGCAGATGGAACATATCCTCGGCCGGGATCGCGACAGGCAGGTCGCGCAGCGCCGCGATCTGAAAAAGGCCGACGCGGTTCGTGTTGTAGAAGATCGATCCGTCCGAGGCTTCGAGAACCATCACGGCGTCGGGGTTGACCGGGATCAGCTCTTTCGGCCGACCGCGATTGTCGCGCAGGATGACCGCATAGGCGTTGCCGCGCAGCAGGAGCGCCGCCTGCATCTGCTCGACGAATTCGAACCATGTCTGTGCGCGATTCGGCCGCTTGAACAGCTTGGCAACCGGATGATCCGTGACGACATCGAAGCTTCCATCCTTCAGCGGGCGCCGGAGCGTCGGCGCGCAGCGGGCGACGTCTTCGCTGCGGATGGAGACGCAGGCGTAGACAGTGGAAACTGTCATCGCCGTCGCCTGGCTGATCAGGACGCCGGCTGCGGAAGGAATCGCGCCCAGCGTCGGCAAAAAGCCCTGCGCCGGAACGCCGCCGCCGATTGATTTCGCCGCGACGGGCGTTGGCGATGATTTGCGCGAGAACGGCCACATGGATCAGCCGCCAACCCTGAGAATGCGCATTTCCTGTTCTTCGTAGATCGAGGGGCGGCGCGCCGACGATGACTCTGGATTCATGCTCATCAGCGCGGCGGCGTCGAGTAACGCCATCAGCGGGTCGATTTTCGCCGTGCCGCTGGCCGCCTTGGTGATGAGGGCGGCGTTGCCCTTGAGTTCGACCTTGGCGTTTGAGACAGCCCAGGCGAGGAGGCCGGAACCCGTGTGCCATAAGCTCGCATCCGCGAGCTTACGCTCGACGGTCTTCATCGGGCCCATGAGTTTGTAGCCCTGCGACACGCCGCAGATTTGATCGTCGTCGATCCCGGCTTCCGCCAGCGCGTCGACGATCGCGCCGACGCCAGCCGGGTCAAGGCCGATCGCTGCCTTGTCCGGAAGCAGGCCTGCGTCGGCGAGACGGCGGACGATGGCGACGAGGCCGTCGACGTCATCGCCGAGCGTGTCGACGATGGTGAGATCGCCATCGGCCTGGAATGTCTTCAGCTCCTGAGAGATGCTCTTTCGCCGCGCGAGCGCATCGCGGAAGGCGAAAGCATGCCCCCAGCAGAGCCATTCGCGCGTCTCGCGATCGCGGCCGATCACGGCGAGGCCGAGCAGATCATCAAGGCCGCCGCCATCGATGCCGACGACGGCGACGTCGCAGCGCGTGATCAGCGTTTCGAGCGTGAGACCCGGCAATCCGGCGTCGACCCAATGATCCGCGCCGGCCCAGTGATCCGATCGCAGACCAAGGCCGACCTCGATATTGAGGTGCTGGGACGCCCAGCCGATGAGCTCCGCTTCGCCATCCTGTTTCGCTGTCTGATAGAGCGCATGAAGACGAGGAATGGTGATCGAGCGGCCGAGATTTGGCGTCACCATAGGCCAGAGCGCCGGGTCCTCCCATGGATAGACGCCGTCGGCGTTTTTCTGAGCGCGGCCGATCTCCTCTGGGAACTCGTAAAGCACGGCGAGCAGCGCGTCGGCGCGGCGACCGTCGCGCACGTCTCGCGCACGGGCAAGCTCGCGTTTGAAGACGCCGGCGGGCGGCCGCTCCGATTGCGTGGTGATGAAGGCCAAGAACGCCTCTGGCTGGGAGATCATGCCGCTGCGCAGCTGCCGAACGACGCGATCAGCTTCCGGCGCAGCGCCGATGAGATGCACTTCGTCGATCAATGCGCCGACCGGCTTCGTGCCGGTGAGCACGTTCGGATCGAAGGATTTGATCTGAAGGAAGCCGCCGGTTTTGACGTCCGTGATTTTCTTGATGTGGTTTTGGACATGGAAGCGGTCGGAAAGATACGGATCGAGCGCGATCGCGCCGAGCGCCTGGTTGAAGGACAGCTCGGCGATGAGCTTGGTCGGCGCGACGAAGAGAAACTCGGCGTTTGGGCGTTCGTTGAGAATGAGCGCGGCGAGCATGAGCAGGGCGCCGCCGGTCGTCTTGTTGTTCTTCTTCGGCACCAAAGCGAACAGCTCCGGGACCATTCGCTGAAGCGTCGTGGGAGACACCGAGCCGAGCAACGTCGCGATGATGTCGCGAAACCAGGCGCCGGCTGCCGCCTCCATCGTCGGATTGCCGGGCACGTCCGCGAGCCGTAGGCGGTTGAACACGGCAACGGCCCGCTCGGCCTGATCAGCGAAGATCGGCAATTCCGGGACAAGCGAGCGGCCCTCGCGGATGCGATCGCGCCAATCCGGGACGGCGAAATTCCAGGCGGCGGTCAATGCGGTCGGCTCGGCGCGCCGAGGAGACGCTCCCATTCGGTCTTGGCGTCGAGCGCCGTTTCGGCCGCGTCATCTCCACCGAGCGGCAAGTCCGTCTGACCAGGCGGCAGCGGCGCTTTTTGTGCGAGCTGCATTTGCGTGATGGCGAACCGATAGCGTGGATTGAGACCGAGCCGATCCTCGAGAGAGGTCAGGCACGCTTCGACGTCCTTGCGCATACGAAATTCCGGGCGGGGCCTGACAAGCTCTTCGACATGCTCCGAGGACGTCTTGTAGCTGTAGCCTTCCTTTTCGAGGACGTCCGTCAGCGCGATCCACTCGGACATGTATTGGACGTAGCGGGCGAGCGCATTTTGATCTGTCGATTGCAGAAAGCGGATCGACGTCAAATCTTCGTGCAACTTCGCCCAAAGCGCGCGCGCAACACGATTGACCAGCCACTTGGGCGCGCCACCCCGAACGCTTTTCGTTTTCCGGGCCATCAGCTCAACTGCAAAAAAAGTTTTTAGACTTTCAGCGGCCAAAAATCTGCGCGTGCCGGTGCGTCCGATTTCGGGAGGGGCGCGCCAGGGGGAATTTAACCCCCCTTGGTGTGTGCCGCCGCACATTGTGCGCTATCACACAGTCACACCGCGCCACCGCTGCGGGACGCCTTTTGCCTCGCCGTCTTGCGGTTGTGGCAAGCGAGGCAGAGGGTCTGGCCGTTGGCGACATCGAACCGCGCGCCGCCGTCCGTGATCTCGACGATATGATCCGCGATCAAGCGGCCCTTGCTGTCGCATCGCGGCGTCACGCAACGGTAGCCGTCGCGCCGCTTCACCGCCGCCGCCCAGGCCTTATGCCCGTCGGATTGATAATGCGCGGCGTTCGCGCCGCCTTCCGTGGAAAGCATCCGCACACGGGAAGCGGCGCGCGCCTTGATGCGCGGCTCGATGAGCTTGAGGGTCATTGCGTAAAGCTTCGCACTTACGCTCGCTTTCGCGGGCGTTGCTTGACGTCGCGCTCGATCGGTGGCCGGCGGCCATGCTCCACAAGCTCGACGTGACCGACCGGGAAGATGACAGGCGTCGGTCTGCCGAAGATGGTCAATTCAGCGCAGACGACGCCACGAGAGTCAACCCGGATAGTCTCTCCCTCGAAACCGGCGAAGGGCCCATGCAGCGCCCGCACCTTGTCGCCGACAGCGAAAACAATCGCAACTTCAAGGGGCTTATGCGTCAACTGCCGATAGTGTTCGATCAGCGCGTCCGGCATGGTCGCCGGATCGTCCGACCCCGCAAAGCACAGCCATGAATGCACGCCGGGCTGCTCTTTCACCGCCGAGCGGACCGAATCGCTCATCGCGACGCGAATGAACAGATAGCGCCCAAACACTGGCGCAAAGACCTTGATCCGCTCTCCCGTCGCAGTCGGCTTGCCACGCCATCTCCGCATCGTCCGCACAACGACGGTCGGCCGCCAGACCTCGAATCCAAGCGCTGCCAAGCGCCCGTAAACTTCCTTGTCCTTGCCATCGTAACATTCGACAACATGCCAGCATGGCGCGCTCGTCATCGCCGCCCGACGCTTCGCAACCAGCGCCGCAAGGTCATCCTGTTCCGCATCCATTCGCTCACGCCCCATCTCGAAACTGCCAAACTCACGGAACGCACGCTTCAAGCCGCGCCTTGCGCCGGCCCGTCGCGCGCGCCTTCAGCGGCCTCTCGCCGAGGCGGCCATTCCGTCGGCCGCATGCATGCCATTCCGTAGGCCTTCGACGGGATGAACTTCAGCCGTGGCGCGCCGTAGACCGCGGTTTCGTATTGGGCCCATGCCGCCGCTTGTGGCGATCCTTGGCGGACCATGAAAGGCTGCCCGGCCAGAGACGCCGCGCTTTCGACGCTGCGCGCCTTTGCCGCCAGCCACCCCTCGCCCTTGAGCCATTTCACCGCATGCGCAATGCCGTGGTTGCGCGCGGTCGTCTTGCGCTCCCGACAGCCCGCGATGTAGCCGGGCGCTGCGTCGATGGCGGCGCCCTGCTCGACGACGGAGAGCCGCAGGAACACGCCGCGCGCTTCAGCGACGAGCTCCGTCACGTCCCATGGCCAGAGCTTACGGAACGCCTCCCAACGCTCGAGGCGAGCCTCATCGTCATCGGAGAGCTTGCGCGCAGCGCTTCCCCCTCCCTCCCCCCGCTGGGGGGTAGGGGGGTAGGTTCCTTGATGGTTATTTGATGGTTCTATGCCGCACAGTTGCGGCATGGTTTCGTTTCCCCTGCGGCATGGCTCCGTTTCCCCTGCGGCTTGGTCCAACCCGCAGCCTGCGGGTTGGACCGTCTCGCTTTCCGCGTCTTCCGCAAGCCCATCCTGCGCGCCGTCGCGCGCCGTCGCCGGCGACCAGCCATGCGCGATCGCGTGGGCCTTCGCGCGTTCATCGACAAGTAAAACATAGTAATTCGTGAGCCGCCGCCCATCATTATTCTTGCGCTTTACGACGTAAAGCAGGCCGAGCTCGACCAGGTCGCGCACGCGCCGCTGAATCGTGTCTTCCGACAGATTGGTGACGGCGGCGAGATAGGCGTGCGAGGGGTAGCAGGTCTGCGCTTCATCGGCGAATTGCGCCATGGCCAGCAGCACATGCCGCGCGCCTGCCGAGACGTTCGGATCGCGGATCGCGCAAGCCCAGTTGAGCGCCGCGAAGCTCATGCGCCACCCGCATCGATGAGCTCCAGGCGGAAGCCGATGCCGTGCTCGTTCGTGATCCTGAAGCCGAGAGCAGGGCCTGACATGCGCAAAGTCGCGATCATTTTCCCGACGCTCCCACGCGCGTCATCCGGGCCGCCGTTCGGGTCGTCATGAAACAACGCATCGACGATCTCCGCATGGCTCACGCCCCGCCCATGGTTCGCGGCGAGTAGAACGAGCAATCTTCGTTCACCACTGGATAGCCTGGCGCGACACCGCCTCCGATGAACCCAAGGTGAGGCGGTATGGATATGCAAATCGTCATCCGCGCTCACAGCCTTCGGGCCGAACTTGTGCAGCATCACGCGCATCAGGCCGCCTCCCGCCGCCAGTCGGCTTCTTTTTTGGCCAGACGCGCCCGCGCGCGGCATTCATCGGCCTGCGCCTCGCGGCCGAGGCGGCCGCGCCCCGCGCGGCCGCCTCGAATAGACACACGCGGTTGCGCCAGCCGAGGCAGGCCATGACATCCCAGGAGCCGAAGCCGCGCCACAGCGCGTCGGCGATCACCTCGTCGCGCAATCGCGCGAGGAGCGGCGGATTGGTCCGCTTGCCCGCGAGCCACACAGGATCGATGCGCTCGCGTAGCGCGATATCCTCGACGAGGCGAAAAAAGCCTTCGATCATGCGTCGCCAACCCCGCGCAGCCATCCTTCGAATTCGGCGTCGAGACGTCGCCACAGCGCCGCTGCGCCAGAGTCCTTGTCGAATTCGGCGCGGCTCTCGACCCCACAGACGCGCCGCACGGCGGCGGCCGCCGCGTCGGCGTCGCCGGCGTTCACGAACTTCTGGAAGCGCGCATCAGCGCAGCGCAGCGCCGATTGCTGGGCAAGCGGCAGATCAGCGAAACGGGCTTTTTCGCTCGCGCCGCGCGCCATCTTGCGCAACGGCGCCGCATTATCTCGCACCCATGCGAGCGTGCGCGCCGCCGCATCGAGCGCGCTGGCATGCGCCGGCAGGACGCTTTCGCCGCGATAACCCGCGCCGGCATGCGCGATTTGCGCGGCGAGAGAGACGGCGGCGATCTGAGCGTCGATGAGGATCTTAGGCGCGCCGGCTTTCATTCGCGCATCCCCCTCAACATGGAGAGAATCTCCGCCTTATGCCGCTCCGCTGCTGCGCTCGCCTCGCGCGCAGCTTCTTCCGTTTCACCCTCTTCGTTCATGAGCCCCAGGAACTGCCGCGCCTTCACGCTCAATATTTCCATCATTCCAGGATCGGTGCCGAGCTCGGTCGTAAGATAGTAAACCAGCACGCCGTTCTTCTGACCCATCCGATGGGCGCGGTCTTCGGCTTGCGCATGGACCGCCGGCGACCAGTCGAGCTCGGCGAATACGACGACGCGCGCGCGCGATTGCAAGCCGTCGATGCCGGTCGCAGCGCGCAGCGCGATCAGGCACAAATTCGAGTCGCCGCGCATGAACGCATTTCGCGCCGTGTCTTTCTGCGCCGGCGACTCGCGACCGGTGATCGACACAGGGTTGAAATCGTCAAGCGCTTCGAGAATGGCGTCATGCACGTCATGATGGTGCGCAAAGACAAGCGTCGGCTGTTCGGCTTCCATCAGCCCACGCACAAAAGCGACAACGCCAGGCGCTTTCGATATGCCCGTCGCCTTCCGCGCTTTCGCAATCGCCTCGGCTTCCTTCATGCCCTTGGCGAAAGGATCATTTTGCATATCCGCATCGCGCGCGAGCTTCGCCGCTTCCTGAATCAACTCGGCGAAAAGCTTGTTGTCTGCGTCGATCGGCTCGATGACGCGCTGCTTTTCCGGCAGCTCGGACAAGACCTCATCTTTCCGCCGCCGAAGCATCAGCCCAATTTCAGTGAGATAAGCGCCGAGCGCTTCCGGGCTCTTGACCAGCGACGGGTCATGTTCGCTGCACCATGTCTCCTGAAATGAAACCTTTGTTCCGAGACAGCCGCGATTGAGCGCGTTCAGGACATTGTAGATTTCGACGCCCTTGTTGTAGATCGGCGTTCCAGACAGACCGACGGCGCATTTCGCTGTTTTTGCGATCAGTCGGCACGATTCATATTTACGCGTCCCTGTCGCGCGCAGCTCCTGCACTTCGTCGAAAACAACCGCCTTCACGCCGCGCGCAAGCAGTAGATTCACCCAGGCGTGGACGACAAGATAATGCACGATATAGACGTCGGCTTCCGGCGTATCGTCCTGCGCCTTCGCCCCACGCAAGACCGTCCAGCGAAGATTTTCGCTCGAGGCCAGCAACCCGCCGCGCGCCGGCTCGCATTTCAGAAATTCGCCAATCTTCCCAGCCCAGTGCGACTGCACATGCGACTGGCAGACGATGACGACAGGCCATTTGTCGAGCGTGTCGAGATAGGCGAAGGCCTGGACGGTCTTGCCAAGTCCCATATCGTCCGCGAGCACCGCGCGACTTCCCGCCAGCAGAAACCGCACACCCTCCTGCTGAAAAGTCCTCAACACGCCCTTGAAGCGCCCGCCGCCCTGCGCGGCTTGGCCTTCCGGCCGGCTGCGAATGAACCAGACCTTCAGCACATCCGCATATTGCTCTTCCCAGATCTCGCGCGCGCTTTTATCGATCGCGATCGGAAACCGCTGCATCACCATCAGTAGGTCTTCAAACATCGACGGCATGGCAGGCCACGAGATTTCATCACGCCGCGCCGAGGCGCGCGCGCCGGCGAAAAGCTTTTCGGCCATCAGAACGACGGCGATCGAACCCTTGAGCCGCCAGCGCGGCGGAATCTCTTCGCTTTCGCCCGGCCTCTCGGGCTCCCAGCTCAACCGCGCCGCCCCGTTCTCCACCGGGTCGGGCCGACACAGATGAAGCGGAATATCGCTCGCCGCCGGGGGCTGATTTACGACCAACGGAAAATTCATTCTGCGCTCCGCTCTCGAGCCATCATTCCACGCCCGCCAGATCGAATAGCTCGAGCGCCAGCCTCCAGAATGTCGCGCGCGCGACATCCGGCCTCACGCCGATGATATTGACGCCGAGCGGCTCGCGTACCGCCACCCATTGCATCGACGGCGGCGCCATCAGCGCGCGCGCTTCATCTGTCAGGATGCGCCGATCGGCGTCGCGAACAGCCTCCGGCTCTTCGGCCGGCAGGCCGAAATGCGCGCAGACGGCGGCCATGACGCGCGTTTCGTGCACGCGATACGCCGGCAGTGACGGCTTGATCGGGCGCGGAACGTCGACGAGATAGGCCTCGGAGGCGTCATGCAACAGCGCCCATCGCGCAAGGTCACGTTGACTGCGCTCAAGGAAATATTCGCACAATACCGAACTATGCTCTGCGACGCTGTAAAAGTGGCGCGAATGGCCGCCGAAACGACAGAGATGCGAGAGCGCATGCGCGATGTCGCGCATGCACACGTCTTCCGGGCGCGGATCGCATGGATAGAAGGCGCGGCCCGTAAAGGTCTGAATCCAGTCGCCGCGGCTCATTGGACCGGAACCTTCGCAAACACACCGGTCGCCGCGTCAAAACGCCATTGCTCGCTAACCCATGAAAAATATTCGATCGAATGATCTCCGGGGCCGAGATCATCGCTGCAGTTTTCGATAAGCTCTTCAATGCTACCGCTGAGCGTATCGGTATCGCATGGCGCGTAGACAGATTCAGCTCCCGCCGGCATGTCTTTGTCGAGGGCGTAGCTTTTGTCGTCCTTAATCGTCAGCACCGCGTCGCCGAAACTTTCGAGGCGCTCGAAACCATAAATTCGACCATCGAAAAGCGGATCTGGGCCCGTCTCTTTGTCGGTATAAAAATCGTCTGGCGTATCCAGATAAAACAGCTCGCCGATCTTTAGAATCCAATTATTCGGATGCTCGCGCGGCGGCGGCGTGATTTCATCGACATAGCAAAGCGGGACAAAACCTTCACTCATGGCTGCTCTCCTTCTTCCGCCTCATTCCCCCAAGCATCCCAGCCCGGCCGCGGCGGACCGCGCCGATTGAGTTCGATCTTTGGAAGATTGGGGAAATAGCTTTCGATGATTTCGGCGAAGCGCTCCGGCTTGGCGGAATGATCGGTCTTGGCGACGCATTGCAGCGCGCGGAACTGATCGCCCATCGCCGGGCACGGGACATTCCCGCGCGTCGCGATGATCAGCTCTTCCGCATCATCGATCACCCAATAGCCATTGCCGGGGATTTCCTTTCCCCATACGAAGCGCGACTTGCCTTCGAAGCCCCATGCCTCCAGCACGCGCAGGAACGCGCCATTCGCCAGCATCGGCCCCGTCACCCACAAAAAGAGCACGCAATCATCCGCCGCAATCGAGCCGACGTCGCGCGCGCAAATCTCTTCCAAGCTCGACGTCGGATAGTGATTATCCGCCGCGCGATCGAGGCCCGTTTCGCGCGAGAATGTCTCGAAACGCCATTCCGGGTCCGCATAGATCACGCCGTATTTTTTGCTGGGCAGCGCGCGAATATTTTCAGCAAGCTCTTGCTCGCGCTCTTGGCGGCGTTTCTTCTTCTCCGCCTGGCGCTCGGCGCGTGAGCCGTCGAGGGCGCGCCGCGCCTCCTTCTGGCGCTCGGCGACGCGCTCTTCGAAATCGGGCTTCGACAAGCCCGCGAGCTGCTGCCATTTCTGCGATTGCGTCTTCGTCACGCCGAGCGACTCAAGCGTGATCAAAGTCTTTTCGCGCGACTTTGATTTTCGATCGCCGCCGCGCGTCTCTCGCTCGCCATCGTCCGCCATCCGCCGCAGCAATTCCCCCGCGCGTCGCTGTGCGGCGAGCGAGACGGCGACCGCGCGATCGAGCAGTTCTGGGTTGCGCGCGCTCTTGGCGAAGAGCTCGACGGATTCTCCCTTCGCCAGCATTTCTTTCGATTCGGCGAGCGTCGCGGTCGAGAGCGCCGCGATCGCCGCGTCGTAAAAGGCGACGCCGCTCTCGGCATAGCTCTCCGACGCCGCATCCTCGGGCGGCGGCAGGGCGGCGACGGCATGGCTGCGCCGGCGCGGCTTGCTCACGCGGCGCGCTCCCGCTCGACGACGACGCCGCGCTTCGCGGCCGCGGCGAGATAATGATTGACCGCCGTCTGATTGATCTCCAGCGCATCCGCGCATTGCACGGATGTCAGCCCGAGCCGTCGCAGCGACACGGCCTTCGCCTGCGCGCCGGTCAATGCGTCGAATTCATCATCGCTCAATTGCTCCGCGACGACCGTGGCGATGGTCGCGCGATCGAGCGCGCCAAGATCAATCCGGCGCAGAACGCCATCGACTGACATCACCTTGCGCGCCATGTCGCTCAATGCGGCGGCGCTCACGCGGCGCGCTCCCGCTCGACGGTCACGCCCCGCTCTTTCGCTTTCGAGAGCCGAGCCCAGATCGATTGTTCGCTTGGCACACCCAACGCAACGGCGGTCTGCAATGCCGAAAGGCCGATCCGCTTCAGCGCGACGGCTTCCGCCTGCGCCGGCGAAAGCTTCTCGAATTCGTCATCCGCCAATTGCTCGGCGACGACGCGATCGATGGCCTCGACGGTGAGCGGGCCATCCTTCGCCTGCGCGAGAATCTCGGCGAGGGTGAGTGGCGGCGCCGATTCATCCTGCGCTTCAGCCTGATCATCGAGGGCCGGCGCGGCGCTCTGGCGTGGCGGCTGCGGCTCATCGGCCGCCTGCGTCAATCCTCCTTCAATGGATTCGGCAATCTCGGCGGCCGCGGCTTCCGCGCCGACAATTGCGGACGCGATCGCACAGGCCTCCGCCGGCCACATAAAATCGGCCGCATACTGAATCCGCTCGATGAGCCGATCCACATCGTCGCGGCAATCGAGACGTGCGTCGACGTCGATGGTTTCGTCGCAAATGCAGACGCGCGATTTGGTTTCTTTCGCTTCGATAGTGCTCATTGCGGTTTATGCTCCCGGCAGTAATAGACGACACGCTCCCCGCGATGCGGCAGGCCCTCGCCGAAGGGCGCGAAGCCGCCGCACACGGCGCAGCGATGCGCGACGGGCGCGCCCCTCGGACGCTCGCTCTGGGCAGGCCCATCCGCTCGCTTGGCGTCCGGCGCGCGCGGGGCAGGGGTGTCGGAAAAGAGATCGCGTCGCATGCGGGCCCTCGGTGAAACGATCCTGGCCGTGGCGTTCGTCAGCCGCCACGGCCAGGAAACTCGAACGCCACGCTCGCAACAGAACGAAACAACGCGGCGTCTGTCTTGCCGGGCGCACGCCGCAGACCCGTCCCATCGGCGCGAGACGCCGACGCAAGCTCGAAACTCATTTTCCCGCTCGCTCTGGGCGACGCCCAACCACTCACGGAAACTCCCCAAAAAGGGGCGGCCGTAGGAGACGGCCGCCCAAGTCAGGGAGGAAACGCCCAAGGAGGGCACGGAAGCGACAGCCTTGCTTCCGTCTCCGGCCGGATGTCACGCCGGCAGAAGCTCTTGTCAGACGACCGTCAGGCCGCCGCGAGCGCGTCTTCCGCCCACCAGCACTCGACCTGCCGGCCGTCGCTCGCGCGGTAGCGCACGAGATAGGTATTGTTGCCGCTCGTGTATTCGGTCCGCCCGATCACGCCGCCAGATTCGTCGGACTCGACCAATTTCACGATCTGCTTGAGCTCGAACTTGAAACCGGAAATTTTATCCATTGACGTCTCCATTTGCCCGCGCGCACATCACACTCTCACGCCGGACGCCCTGCGCGCGCGATCCATTCCACGCGTGAGAAAATCGAAGTCGCGAAGCAATCGCGTCATGCCGCGCGCCGCTTCGCAATGACCTTCGCGCATAAGATCGTCGCGAAAGGCCGCGAGATGCGTGCGCAGCGCCGCGGCGTCGCACGCGCTCTCGTCCGCCCGGACCGCTCGGCTTCCTCCGAACGGAACCGTTGCGAAGTCCGCCGCGTTGAAGGCTCTTACGGCTTGCGTAAGAGGGGACGCGGCCGGAGTCGTCTTCCGCCGCCGGGCGTTGTCAGACTTGCGCGCGGTCACGGTCTATCCTCCTGGCCAGCCACAGCATCAGCCGCGCGAACAAATAGGCGAGCAAGGAGGCTCTGCGGGTTTGCCGCGCCGCGCTCGTCGAGGAATTCCCGGCGCTGATGCTCGCGCCATTGCTCGTAGCCGAGCACGATGGCGGCGTAGATATGGGCGTCGATCGACTTGCCCGGCCGGTAGCGCAGTTTCCAGAGTTCGCCATAGGGGACGCTCGTATGTCCGGCGATGCGCAGCATCGCATTTTCGATGTCGCCGGGCCCGCGGCTTTCCCACCGGACCATCTCCTTCACGCGCTCGCGCGCATCGTCGACGAAAATTTCGGCGTTCATCGCTTTGCCCTTTTGCAAACGCTTTTTGCACACCTGCAAAAACTCCCATGTCAGAATGCCCGGCATGGAGGAGGTTTTGCTTACTCGTTCCCAATCAACTCGCGTCGGATGCGGGCTGCCACCCGCTCTGACGCCTTACGTAAAACGCACGCGGGGGAACGCCCCCGCTCAACCCCACTTCGCGGTCTCAGCGAGACGCGCGGAGAGATCCTCAAACTCGGAAATCGCCTCAGCGATGAAATCTTCTTCCGCGTCGAGCCCCGCCTCGTCGCAGAGGAAGCGCAGCGCGCCGAGATCGCGGGAAATGCGGGCGCAGAGATCGGCCGCGACGGCGCGGCGGCCTTCTCCGGTCGGGACCTGTTGCGCTGCGCTTTTGACGCGGCTGGCGCGACGGCCGAGAATGCCGAGCTTTTCACAAAGTCCTCGGAGCCACGACATGCAGGTTTTTTGGAGATTTGAGAGCCGATGCGGAATATTCGAAATACGGGGCTTCCGTGGCCGCTGGCGTCCGATGTTCGATGGGACGCCGCTGGGCTCATATTCTTCACCACAAACGGCGGTGGAGAAATTGATCTTGGGGTATACGCGCAGGCCTTCGTCCGGATGCGATCCCTCGCGATGCGGGATCCCCGCAGAGCTCACCGAATGGGAGCTTATCAAGCTCCGATGAAGCCAAAAGTCGGCGCCCTCTTCGACGATGCTCGCGCCGCAGGACGGCGAAAGGTGAAAGCGCATCTCACCACCCGGCGTTTGCAGCAGCAGCACCGGGTTTCCGCTGCGCGGGTGCAACGTCGTGCCAACCCATTTGGCTTCGATATAGGCAGGGGCCACGCGATGCGTGAAATCGGGCGTCCAAATCTTCCGAGGGGGGCCATAGGCGATCGGGATCGGACGACTTTCCGCACCAGGCGGGGCGCTCTTGCGGTCCTGAAATCTCTGGGCGCGAGCGAGCGTCACCTGAAGCCTCATATGATTAAGGGAAAAGGACCTTTTGCTCATGCAGCCCCGCGCGTCGCTCATTCCGCCGCCTCGGGATAGTGAGGGTTGGCGCGATCGGCGGGCGGGGCAGGTCTCGCGTCCCCGGCCGCCGCAACGGCGAAGAGCGCCGCATGTATCCTGGGCGTGCGCTGGGGCCGCGATTCGCCTGCAGCCCCGGCGCATTTCCTCGCCGACCCGATACAGCCAGTGGAGAACAGCATGTCGGAAAATGAAGAATCCGCTCTCGCCGCCAATAGCGCGGAGGGACACGTTTGTCCGGTGCGCGAGATCGTCGAAGACCTGCGATCCGATGTGTCCGAACACGACCGCGACATCGATGACGCCGTCGACCAGATCCTGGCGTTAACGGACGCAATTATCGAAATCATCCGGCAAATGGAGCCGACCGCGGCAGGAGAAGTCATTTTCCGGATCCGCACGCTGGAGCGAGAGAGCTCTGACCCGGAACACTGGGGCTATCGCCGCCGACTGCGGGATTTATGCGACCGCGCAAATTCGCGGGACGGATAAATTTCCATCCTTCCGCTTCGAGCCAATATTGCGCGGGGCGAATTCGATAATGGCGCGATTGGCGGTTGGCGATATAAGCCGGCGCGCATTCGATGGCCTGCGCCTGCGCATCTTCTGATAGCGCCAAGAAAGTCGCGCGTGCGCGCTTGGATTCGCGCGGCGTGCATGGCCATAGGCTTTCGAACGTCGCCCAACGCGCAAGCGCCTGCGGCGCGAGCGCAGTTTCCGCCGCCTGCTTCCGGCGCGCTTCCGCGCGCCGCTCCGCCGCGCAGATCGCGCGCCAGAGACCAATCAAAAAGGAGTCTAGGATGCCCTGCATCATATGTGTCCCCGCGATGAAAGGGGTTGGCGATCGGAGGTTGCGGGCGCCATTCATTCCGCCGCCTCGGGATAATGGGGGCGGGCGCGATCGGCGGGCGGGGCAGGTCTCGCGTCCCCGGCCGCCGCAACGGCGCACGCCGCTGCATGTATCTTAGGCGTGCGCCGGGGCTGCGATTCGCAAACAGCCCCGGCGCGTTTCCCCCCACGGCCTATGGAACCAAGGGAGAATTTCATGCCTGCCGACGACCCAATTGCCGCCACCGAAAGCGCGATGGACGCGATGATCGACGCCGTTTCTCTGCTTTTCGCGTTTTCTGGAGACGCTGCCGCGCGCGAGACTTTCATCGCCCTTCTCCGCGATTTCGAGCAGGTAAAAAGCTATGACGGATGCGGCGCCACATATCTTTCAACGCTCGTCCAAATTCGGAAAAAGGTTGAAATCCTGCATCGCCACAACACTTGAGGCCGCACGATGGCGCGCGGCGCGGCTGGCCAGAAGCAGCCGCGCGTTTCGGCCCTGGTTCGCTTTCGGCAAATTTCCGAAGCATTTCCAGTCGCTGCTCTCGCGTCATGTTTTGAAGCTCTCGTGCGCCGCTCATACGGGCCCCCGCGCATCGCGTTCGAGACGCGCCCCCAGCGCGCCGCTCCGCCGCGCAGATCGCGCGCCAGAGACCAATCAAAAAGGAGTCTAGGATGCCCTGCATCATATGTGTCCCCGCGATGAAAGGGGTTGGCGATCGGAGGTTGCGGGCGCCATTCATTCCGCCGCCTCGGGATAATGGGGGTTGGCGCGATCGGCGGTCGGGGTGGGTTCTGCGTCCCCGGCCGCCGCGTTCATCTCTTGGGAGCGCGCCTCTTGGGCTGCCCGCGCGATGGACGTTTCGCAAGATCCTTCGGCGCGAAAGGAAAGGAAATCGTTTGGCATAACCTCACCCTTCGTCGCTTCAGCGATTTTTTGCATTTGTTCGAGACGCGGATGACGCTCTCCTCCAACCCAGAATTGGACAGCCTTTTTGGTGACCCCCAGCGCCTTCGCGAAGGACGCTTGGTCGATTTCATTTTTCTCCAGGTAATCGGCAAGCTTCATGTCCAAGAAATGGAACAAAACGTTCCGTCCGTCAAGAACATTATGTTCGTAGAACATTTTGTTCGGATATCAGATACTTATGAAATGAAAAAGCCGGTCAATAAGCCCGACGCGAAAGCAGCGGAAAGAAAGCCGAAAGCGCCGACCCCTGTTTGGGCCCAAAGGCTCGAGCTGGCGCTTCGGCAAGCTGGCTTCGTTGATCAGAAGGGGAAGATCGATAAAAAGCGAATTGGTGAACGGTATTTCGTAGGACCAAAAGCCGTTGAACATTGGCTAAATGGGGCCCGCGAACCACGATACGCGGTTCTCGTCGACCTGCGTCGACTGACAGGGCTATCGCTGGATTGGCTTTTCGGAGCTGAAGACGCCGCCCCTTTTAATAAGGAGCCAAAAGCGCCGCTTAAATTCGGCGGCCCGCTGTGCTCCCTAACTTCTTACGAGAACGCGCCGGCATCCATCGTGGCCTCTTAACCCTTCCAACGCCGAAGAATGACCGCAACGCTGGATGCGGCTTTTCCGAAAAAAACAAGGCACAACAGATCAATAACAGGACATCTGTGCGCATCTTCAATAGATCATGCACTTCGCTTGATTTAACCGAAGCAAAGGAAGATTTTATGCATACGAAGGCTATTCCGCTTTCGCTGATAGCTGCGCTCGCGGGCTGTCAATCCACAGGAGCCCCGCCCGCCCCACCGCCGCCGCCAATCGCCTGTTCGGCCGGCCCCGATTGCGAGGCCAAGTGGTCGCGCGCCGTCGCCTGGGTCACTGAGAACGCGGCCTACAAAATACAAACCCAAACCGACTATTTGATCGAGACCTATAACGCCGTGGATAGCGGCAGCACCGGCCTTATGGCGTCGGTCAACAAAGTCTCCGTCGCGCCAGGGAAATTCGAGATTCGCGCGCATTTTGGTTGTCGAAATATGTTTGGCTGCGCTCCCCGCACCGACGAAGCACTGCAAAAGTTTGCGCGGACCGTGAACGGATAGGGAAGGACATTTCCAATGAATGAACCGACATGGGCTGAAATCAAGCGCACTTGGGCGGGGCGCACCGGACTCAAAGAAATAACCTCTATGATCGAGCGCGCCGTCGCGCCGTTGCGCGCCGATATTAACCGGCTTGAACGGGAGCTCGCGCGGCTTCGATCCGCTCAATCTCAACCTCAACCGCCGCGTCCTCCTGCGTCTCCTCCCCAAACAGAGTGAAGAAAGTCCGATCGAGCGACGATGGGCATCCGGCTCGGGTCGCCAGCAGTCGACGACGCCTGTAAATCCGGCGCAGCGATTCCTCGAAGATCGGCTCGGCCACCGCGGCCATCGCGGTAATAGCCGCTGTTTTAATCTTCTCGATCATTTGTTCCTCCTAAGCCCGGCCCCGCGCCGGGCTTTCTTTTTTGGCACAGCCTTAAGCATCCTGACTAGAACAAAACGTTCTTGACGCACAGAACAAATTGTTCTTCAATCCGCTCCGTCACCGCTTCGATGGAGTATTCCAAAATGGCGCTTTCAAAGTTCCATTCCGCTCTTCGCCAGAGAACCAGCGCCCCCTTAAAGCCTTCGGCTGCCATTGTCGGCGACGAGGCGACCGCATCGGACATGGCCGAAGCCCTGCGCGCCTTTCCCGATCTCATGATTTTCGCGCAGCTCGACGCTGCAAGCGTCGCGCGACGGCTTCTTTTTGCCGCCGGCTTCGATGAGGACGACATTGACCGCCTTTGGCGCGCGGCGCTGGAAGCCGAACTTGCGCGCCGTCTCGTCGAGACAGCTTTGACCTCCCTCACTCCTGTCCATCATTCCGAGGCCCTCGACGACGACGCGCTGATCTCGGCCATGGCGCAGACGCTGCGGCCCTTCCGCAATATCGACATCGACGGCTTTGCGCGCCTCGCGCTTCTGCGCTCGGGCTTCGACCGCCCGGCGACCGATCGGCACTGGCGCGCCGCACAGTCCGCCGAACTTGCCCACCGTCGTGCCTTCCCCTTCAAGAAGTTGGGCGCCGCCGAAGCCAATCGAGCAAAAATTCGAGCGACGATGGACGACCTGACGGCGAAGACAAAACTTGCCGAACGGTTGAGCCCCGCCCAGAGCGAGATGGGTCAATGACCGAGCATCTCGCCACGCTCATCGCCAGCCACGTCTTCGCCTTCGTCCTCGGCCTCGCCATTGGATTTGATATTGCGGGCCGTCTCGCCGCCCGCCGCGAAAGAGACGAGAAATGACCGCGCGTCTTCTTCCGCCCCTCGCGCCCGGATCGGTCGCGCCGACCGCCGAAGCGGCCGCGGAACTGATCGTCACGCTCGCGAACGGCTTCGGCTCCAATGTCGGCGCCATCCTCATCCTCGCGACGCCGGAGCCAGATGGCGACGGCTTCGACGTGAAATTCGCCACCGCCCATCTCTGCCCTCATAAGATCATCGACATTCTCGACGACATCGCCGATCGGCTGGCCCAGGAGGCGGGCGGCGTCATCAGCGCCGATGCGTCGACGGGGCGCGCGCAATGAGCGTCGCGAACGACAACGCCATCTCGCCCGTTGAGCCGTCGCGCCGCGCGCGCGCCGTCGCCGCGCTTGGGCTGCATGAATTGCTCGGCGACGCGATCGAGGCGTTTTTTCTCGCGCTCGCGGCCCATGATCTCGCGACGGCGCGCGACGCCTTCGCCGCTTTCATCGACTTCGACCCGCCGTCCGAGACGCCGCGCGCGGCGCTGCAATGGCGCGCGCGCCAAATCCGCACGCTCGCCGAAAAGATCGCCCTCGCCGAATGCGAGCCCAAGAGGATTTGAGAGGAGAATGATTTGATGCCGGATATTCGCGAGAAAACCCGGGAGGAGCGCACGAAAGCGCGCATCGCGGCGCTTATCGTCGCGGAGCTTGAGCGGCTTGAGCGCCTGAAGGCCCAAGACAACTCCAGCGAACGAGACGCCTGATGACCACGCTATCTCTTTCCAAAATCACCCGCATCTCGCCGCTCAATCCCAATCAGGACATGGTGAGCGACGTCTCATCGCTCGCCGCGACAATCCGCGCGATCGGCATGCAATATCCGCTGACCGTGCGCGAGCGCCCTGACGCGGCGGGAGAATACGAGGTGCTCGACGGCGGCAGGCGCTGGCGCGCGCTTCGGCTGCTTTGCGAGGGCCTCTCCGGTCATGCTGACGAGAAGTATCCCGCCGTCGAGATTTTCGACGGCTCCGAGGCCGACGCGCTGCAACTCGCTCTTACGCTTTCCGTAACGCCTCACACCAAGCATCCCGTCGACGAATTCGAGCGCTTCTCGCAGCTCGTCGAGCAGCACGGCAAGACCGTCGCGGACATCGCCAGAGACTTCGGCGAGACCGAGCGCCATGTCCGCCAGCGCCTGGCGCTCGGGGCGCTCTCGCCGCGCGTGCGCGAGCTGTGGCGCAAGGGCGAGATCACGCGCGATTCGGCCGAGGCCTATACGATCGCGCCGCTCGCCGCGCAGGAGGCCTTGCTCGACGATTGGGCGAAGCGCGGGTCAGGAAGCCTCAATCACCCCACCACCATCCGTGCGGCGCTGCGCGGCGATACGATGGTCGCGAGCGATCCTGTCGCGAAGTTCCTCTGCGCCGATCCGGGGCGGCTCGAGGTCTATCGCGGAGCAGGCGGCCGCCTGATGGAGGATTTGTTCTCCGAGCAGCCAGGCCTGCAAGACCCCTCGATCGCCCGGCGCATCGCCATGGACTTCCTGCGCGCCGAAGCCTTGCGGTTCGCCGAGGCGGAAGGCTGGGGCCATGCCTTCGCGGGAGAGGACGAGGGCGGTTTCGATCAATTCTTCCTGTCGGACGAGGAGAAGGGTCGCCTCGACGAGATCGCGCGCGAGCTCGCCGGCGAATGCACGAAGGCCAAGCGCAAAAAACTCACGGCCGAGCGCGAGGCCATCCTGTCGACCGTCGACGATCGCGCAGACTATGGCGTGCGCGCCGACCTCGACTGCGGAGGCGAGATTTATCTCACACGCGGCGTCGCGCTCCCCGACGAAGCCGCACAATCCGCGAGCGGTCGGGCTAGCCCGGAGCGAGCGGACAACCAGCCGGCCGCCGCAGCGCCAGACGCGGCGGCCGGCGAGAGCGGGGAGAAGCTTTCGCCGGGCGCCGAAAAAACCCCGCTCGGCGAACCGGGCAAGCAGCTTCGCGCCGTCATCGACGCCGGCGCGACCCATGCGCTGCGCGACGCCGTGCGGGCCCGGCCGGACATCGCCATGATGCTCGCGGTGGCGGCGCTCGGCTGCCAATATGGCGTCGTCGGGCTCGGCCTGCGGCCCGTGCAGTCGCGCGATCCCGAAGACAATGACCTCCTGAAGCGCATCCGGCCGCTCGCCTTCCAGGACGCGCTCGCCGGATGCGCCGAGGCCTCGACCTGCGATCTCACCGTCGCCTTCGCGCGGATCATGGCCGCCGCGATCGAGACGGGGGGCTTAGGCTTCGATGAGATCGGCGTCCTGTTCCGCGCCGTCGCAGCGCGCGGCGGCGACGTCGCCGGCGCGCTCGAGCGCAACATCGACCGCCGCGGCTATTTCGAGGCCGCCGAAAAGGAGCGCACGGCGCGCATCGTCGGCGCGCTGATCGGCCCGGCCGAGGCGGCGCGCGTGAAGGGCTGGAAAAAGGACAAGCTCGCCCAGCACGCCGCGACGCTCTCGAAAGAGCAGGGCCATCTCCCGCCGCCCTTCAGCGCTTGGTCGGACTTTCCCGCGCGTCCCGGCGCGCTCGACGACGCGATCTACTCCGAGCGCCAGGAGCCGCTCGCCGAGGCCATGCGCGACGCGATCGAAAAAGACGAGGCGTCGAGCGGTTGCGCTGGCGCAGAGCGAGACGCGAACAAGTCGAGCGGTCAGGGGGGCAAGAGCAAGGGCAAAAAGCGCGGCCCGCGCAAGACGCCGATCGAGAGGGCAATTGAGAACACGGAAGGAGCGCCGGCGTGAGACAGCAAATTGAAACCAAGCGGAGCCCGATAGCGATGAGCGCCCATATCCTCGCCATAGACGCCGATCCGGCGGCGATCGTGCAACTGCGACCACGCGTGCTGCGAAAGGACGAAGCCGCCAAATATATCGGCTGCAGCCGCTCGAAGCTCGACATGCTGATCGCGGAAGGCACGATCTCGGCGAAGCGCGCGGGGACCTTGCTCGTCTTGGTGAGCGTCGCCTCGCTCGACGCCTATCTCGACAGCCTTCCCGATGCGCGAGAGACCCTGCCGGGGAGAGGCGCGTGATGCTGTCTTTCGAGGCAATCGCGGACAAAGGCCGCGTGACGCTATTCAGGATTTGGCGAGACTATGAAGGCCGGCAGAGCGAACCGCTCGAAACAATGGAGCCGGAGGAAGCCGACGCGCTGCGCCAATCGCTCTACGACGCGGTCGAGACCGCCAAGAGCCAGAGATCAGAGACCAACCGTCGCACGCTCGAAAAGCTCCGCGCCCAACGCGCCGCGCTCGACGAGCAGATCGCCGAGATCGAACGCAGGGAGAAGAGCGATGGGATTGCTTAACATTATGTTTTGCTTCGCTATCTTGCGGATTCTTGATCGAAAAATAAAGAACGAGCGCGAAGACCGCGAACGCACCGCCATGCACGTGCGCATTTCCGAGCGGGCTTATCGAGCCGGCTACATTGTAGGGCACGACAAAGGCTGGCGCGCGCATGAAGAAGCTTTGTCTCGATTTATGTATCGGAGCCGGGATGAAGGAGCGAGGGCGAGATGAGCGAGCAGCTCGACAAGCCGACGCGCGCCAGCGTCCAAGCGGCGATCGATCGCGCGAGAGACAACGGCTACTGCTTCGACGATTGGTCCGACGAGCAGATCGCCGTTGATATCTGCTCCTACGATTCGACGCATGAAAGCTGCGAGGTCGCCGACGTCGCAAAGATCGTCGCGGAAATCCGGAGCGGCGCCGATGGCCGCTAACAGCAAGATCGAATGGACCGATGCGACGATAAACCCGATCCGCGCACGCAACCGTGAGACGGGCAAGCCAGGCTGGCATTGCGAAAAAGTCTCGCCAGCCTGCGCTAACTGCTATTCCGAAAGGCTCAACATAAAGCCAGGCGCGACCGGCGGAACCGGTCTCCCATACAAGCCAGGCCACCGCGACGACATTGAGCTTTTTCTGCATGAGCACCAGCTGTTGCAGCCGCTACGCTGGAAACGCCCGCGCCGCATTTTCGTCTGCTCAATGACAGACCTGTTCGCGGATTTTGTCCCAGACGAATGGATCGACCGCGTCTTCGCGGTCATGGCGCTTTGCGCTGGAAGAAAAACCGATGATCAAAGTGTGATCATCGGTTACAAGGCGCACCATGATTTCCAACTGTTGACGAAACGTCCACATCGGATGCGTCAATATATTTCAGGTATTGTCGACCTTGCGAAAGGCGATCTCTCCGCCTTTCTTGATCATCGCTTTGCGCAGAGCATCCGAAATGTTTCACGACTTGCCGGACATCCGTTTTGGATGAATGCTCCTTTTTCCGTTTTGGGGTGGCTGACTGATGGTCTGCCTGGCTTATGGCTCGGCGTGACGGCCGAAGATCAGCCACGCGCCGACGAGCGCCGAGAGGATTTCGAAGCGACACCCGCCGCCGTGAAATTCGTGAGCTATGAACCGGCGCTTGGGCCGGTCAACTGGCGCGGATGGGAGTTCGTCAATCAAATCATCTTTGGAGGGGAGAGCGGGCGAGATGCGCGAATTGCCGTCACCGCATGGGCGCGCGCCACAAGAAGCTTTTGCGCAGCGAATGCGATCGCCTATTTCCACAAGCAGAACGGCGAGTGGATCGACGCGGACGCGTGGCTGCGTCACCTGACAAACTTCGGAGAGTTTCAGGCCTACGGCCTTGATTATGATCCTCACCGGCCGCTGACCTTCGAGGAAGCAGCGCAGCTCGCGAAAGGCGCTGGTTATCGTTTTGAGCACCTATCCTCTGGCGCGACTATGCTGCGCGTCGGCAAGTCCCGCGCCGGCCGCCTGCTCGACGGCCGCGAGCACAACGACTTCCCGGAGGCGCGCGCATGACCCCAGAGCAACGCGAACTCGCGCGCCATGCGCTCGGGCTCCCTGAAACGACTCCTCTTTACGCCAGCGTCATGGCCTTCAACAGCAGCGCTAGCGAACACGACGCTTTCATGCGCGAGCTTTGGACGCGGACGCCGTGGATGATCGACGTCAAAACAGGCAACATCAACAGCGACAGTTGGCGCGAGATTTTTGACTGGCTTCGCAAAACATTCGGCAAGGAAGGTTCGATTTGGGCCGATGACGCCGAATGGCGCTCTGGCAACGCGACCATTTTCGGGTGGACTTGGATCGGCTTCAAGACGAAGGCGCAGATGGAACAATTTATCACCCGCGTCGGCGCTCTCGACCCGGGAGAGAGCTTGGACCCGGAGAATTTCTCGTGACCTCCGCCGACATCATGCGCTTCTTCACCGAAACCTGCCAATGCGGCCCAGGCGCGGAAGGATGCTGGCGCCCCGGAGAGGACGTCTTCATGGATTTTGCGAATTGGGAAGGAATGAAGGATTTCAGCCGACAGGCGCGCATTCGATTTTACGACCATTTGCGCGCGCTTGGGTTCGCGCAGAAGAACGAGAGCAGAGTGCACTTTTTCGTTCCATGCAAGATCGCCTCTTCCCACGCTGAATGGCGCACGAATGGCGATGAGAAGTGAGCACTATCCACGCGCTGTTCGACAAACTGAGCCAGATTGCAGATGAAGCCAATGCCGAGCCCGTGTGTTGGATTCTCGGAGATAATTTCGGAGCAGACTACTGCTATTCGTGCTGCCGCGCGCTCGTGAAGCACCATAACCGAAAAGTGCGGGGTCACGGAAATAAATGGTTGGTTGACGGCGGTTGGGATGAACGGCGCGAAAGAGATGGTCCCGCCATATGCACATCATGCGGAAAGATTCTCCAATATTGGCTCACAAGGCACGGGCTCGCCAATGAGATGGATCATTTTGCGACAGCACTTAACACGATCATAAGCCCGCACATCGCATACGAGCTTGAGGCGGTTTTATTGGCTGCGGAAGGCACAGACGATGAGTCGCCGGCAGTCAGAATCGTAGAACAATACATGGCGAAATGCCGACCGCTCGCGCGCCCTCATGCCGGAGGGCGCGAGAATGGGTGAGAGGAAGACACGCTGATGGCGCTGCATGAGCAATGCGTCGGCGCGACCGACGAATGGTATACGCCGCCGCACATCTTTGATGCACTTGGCGAGCGCTTCGACCTGGACCCTGCTTATCCTGAAGACAGAGACCTTCGGTGGATTCCGGTGAAAAATGTCTATTGCCGCAATGCTGACGGGCTGAAAATGGATTGGTCAGGCTTCGTCTGGATGAACCCGCCATTTGGGGGCCGCAACGGAATCGCGCCGTGGCTTGAGAAGTTTTTCGCGCACGGCAACGGGATCGCGCTGGCGCCTGATCGAACGTCGGCTCCGTGGTGGCAGGCTTACGCGCCGCGCGCGGATGCCGTCCTGTTCGTCGCGCCGAAGATAAAATTCATCGGGCGCGATGGTATGCCTGGGAAATCACCCGCGCAGGGGACGAGCCTTTTCGCCTCTGGAGGACGCGCCGTTGCCGCTCTTGAACGAGCAAGCAGGATTGGCCTTGGTGTAATGACGCGCCCCGCAATTGCTTCTCGTCGCCCAGTCTGAAATCAGGAGATCAGAAATGACCGCGGATGAATTGGTCAAAGAAGCTGAGACGCTAATCCTGCATAGTCCTGCAACAGTTGCTGCCCGCGCCGTCGTCGCGCTCGTCATCGAGGAAGCGGAGCAGCGGAGAAGGACACCGCCAATGACCGATAAAGCGAAGGCGCTGGATGAGGCGCACAAAGCAGGTTTGAAGGCGGCCAACGAGCGCCACTTTTATTGGACGCCGATCGACTCAGACGATCATATAACAGCGATCTGCAACGCATACGCGAAAGCGCGAGACGCCTCGATCCGCGCCAGCGGCTTCGCCGTGGCGCCGGTCGAGGCTACGGAGAAGATGCTACGCGCGGGATGCGTGCTGGAATGCACGAGGCCAGAGTGTGTGGATGCCGGAGAGTGCTGCGGACACCAGATGACGCTGGCGCTTGAGAAGGAGCATTGGTCCGCCATGCTCGCCGCCGCCGAAGGAGAAGACCAATGAGCGAACAATCCATCGTTCCCGAAACGCATCCCTTGATGATCGCTTGGAAGGTTTACAAGGCAACCGACGACTACGCTTGCTCAAGAGAGTGGGCGAAACATGACGATCATGTTGACGGTTCTCTGTGGGCCGCATTTGACAACGGCTACAGAGCATCCGCCGACGCGATCCGCGCCCTTGAGAACGAGCGGGACGAATGGAAATCGCAATGCGAGCAATGGGCGCAGAAAGCCTCAGAATGGGCTGTCGAGAAAGAACAATGGGAAGCGCGCCTAGCGGTTGTCCATAACCGTCTGTATTTAAGCCGATCATCCTCATGCGCTGCGATAGCCCGCGCCCTCGCCGCCGAGCAATCCCGCGACGCGCTCGCGAAGGCAATACAAACCATCGTAACGACTGGGGCGCGTGACGAGAGAACGCTGCTTGGGGTGACGCAGGGTATCGTGTTGGTTGACGAGAAAGATTTCGACGCCCTCCGCTCTCTCATCGAGGCGCTCGACAATGGATGACCCAATTTTCAAGATCGCGCTTATCGTGGTCCTATGTGTGATTGCGGACATTCTGCGAGACATTTTGCGCGAGTTGAAAGAAACGCGCAAGGCGATCGACAATGGAGGCGGGAGCGAGGCGCAGGAGACGTTCGATGAATTCTCTGGCGAAGGACCTGACGAAGAAGTCGCATACTGCCGATTCACTCGAAAAGAAATCCGCGCTGCCCGATCCGCCAAGGCCGAAGCCGAGAAGGCGCTGGGGGACGCGCTGCCCGCTACGGAGGCGCTCTCATGACGCTCGCCCTTTCGATCCGCCAGCCGTGGTGCTGGGCCATCCTTCACGCCGGCAAGGACGTCGAGAACCGAGATTGGTCAACGCGCGTGCGCGGTCGAGTGCTCATTCATGCTGCGAAAGGCATGACGCAAGACGAGTGGGCAGATTGCTTCGATGTCTGTCGTTTAGCGTCGCGCTTGGGTAAAAATGAAATCACCCAGCGCTTTCCCAGCCACAAAAAATTAGAGCGTGGAGGCATCGTCGGCTCTGTCGAGATCGTCGATTGCGTCGAGCGATCCGAATCTCCGTGGTTTTTCGGTCGCTACGGCTTCGTCCTGCGCGATCCCCAGCCTCTGCTTTTTCTTCCCTGCAAGGGACGTCTTGGCTTCTTTGAGGTAGACGAGGCGACCCTCTACCAGGAGGCGCGCCCATGAACGACTGGGCGCGCCGCACGGCCGACAAATACATCACGAAAACCGGCAGTGAGCCGGGGGCGCGCGCCGCGCCGCGCACGGAAGCCGAGCGCGCATGGCGTCAACATGCTGAAACCGTCCATCGCTTCTTGCGCGCCTACGTCAGCACAGCAGAAGGCGCCGCCGCCATCGCCGCGCTCGAGCGCATCGGCGATGGCATTGCGCTGGACGAGAAGAAGGCGAGAGGAAAATGGTAGCTCCGCGCCCGGTCCGCCTCCAGCGCAAGCGCTCGCGCGGCTTCGACCTGCAAGCCGCCTCGCGCGCTGCCAACGGCCTGCCGGCGCGCGCGGTGACGCGACCGAGCGACTTCGGCAATCCCTTTAAGGTCGGCGGATATTTCCGCGTCGGCCGCGAAGGAGAAAGCTGGATCTGGCAATGGGCGCACAAGGATCACGCCGACGCGCGCTTTACACTGGTCGAGACGCCCGCGCAGGCCGTCGCCATGTTCGACGAGATGCAGCGCATCCATGGGATGCCCAGCGGCATAGAGGCGCTCATCGGCTTCAACCTCGCCTGCTTTTGCCGCCTCTGCGCCCGCCACGCGGCCACAGGCAAGCCGCTCGACGAAGACTGTCCAGACTGCGCGCCCTGCCATGTCGACCCGCTCGGCAGGCGCGTGCTGGCGCTGACGTGCGAGAAACTAAGATGAACGATTATCCCCTGATCGATTCCGAACCTTTTTATCGTCCCACGACAGCGGAGGAAGAAGCGGAAATTATCTTTGCGCCGGACGCGACCCCGGCGCAAATCGCTGAATGGCGGTCGCTCGCCGAGGGATGGCAACTCGCCTTTTTTTCGTTCACAACCGCGAAGGGCAGGGTAGCGGATTGGGGATGGGTGAAAGGCGCTTTTGCCGTCTCCTACACGACAATCTGCTACGAAGATGGTGAGGAGTTTGGAGATGTCGCCAGATTGACGCATCTCCCGAGCGGGAGATTGATTGGCTCATTCGCCGAGTTGGATGACGCCGTTTTCGCCGCCGAGATGATCGCGAGCGAAGCTGACTGGACGAAGGATGCGCCCGCGCTCCAAGCTTCGGCCCGCACGATCCATGATTTGCTGACGCAGAAATTCCACCTGCGCTACCGCATGCCGACGGGGCAAAAGCTTTTCATTCGATGCGCGCGCGGCGGGAGCTAGGATATCATCCCCACAATCTCCCCCGCCCACCATTCCATGAGCCGCCGGCGCTCGTCGAAATAATCCGCCCGGTGATAGGCGCGGCGGACGTCGCTCCCGTCCTGATGCGCCAGCGCCCGCTCCACGGCGTCGTAATTCCACAGGCCCGATTCGTTGGCGAGCGTCGAGAACGACGAGCGGAAGCCGTGCGCCGTCGCCTCGTCTCCCGTAAAGCCCATGGCGCGCAGCGCGGCATTGAAGGCGTTTTCCGAAAGTGGTCGACCGGGGCGCGGGCCCGGAAGAATATAGGGCGAGGCCGGCCGCGCCAGACCATCCTCCTTTTTCAGCCGCCGCAGAATATCCACGGCAGCTGCTGACAGCGGCGCGCGATGCGGCTGGCGCATCTTCATGCGTCCGGCCGGCACGGTCCATACGCCCGCCTCGAGGTCGAACTCCCCCCATTGCGCCAGGCGCAGCTCGCCCGGCCGCGCGGCCGTGAGCGCGAGCAGCGTGAGCCCGTCGCGCACGATCCCGCTCTTGCCCGCATAGGCGCCGATCGCGCGCATCAGCCGGGCGAAATCGTCTCGTGTGACGAGAGCGGCGCGATGCTTCGGCTTCGGCGGCTGGAGAGCGCCGCGGAGCAGGGCGGTCGGATCGGAATCCACATGGCCGCCGGCGGCCGCATAACGGAAGATTTTGGAGACGGTCGAGCGCAGCCGCGTCGCCGTCTCGACAAAGCCTTTGGCTTCGAGCAGCTTAAGCACAGCAAGAATATCGGGCGCGCGCAGCTCGGCGATGGGCCGCGCATCCAGCGTGGCCAGCAGGCTCGCATGCCAGATCATTTTTTCCCTCGTCTTCGGCGCGGCGCCGGAACGCTCGACGAGATCGAGCCACTCCGCCTTGATCGCGCCGAATGTCATCGCGGCGGCGGGGATAGCTGCGGCATCTCCCTCAGTCGCTAATTGCGTCCGAGTCTCGGCGGCCTTCTGCCGCGCCTCCTTGAGCGAAAGGGCCGGATAGCCGCCGAGCGTTATGGAGCGCTGACGGCCGCCTACTCGTATGACGAGGTGCCAGCTGCGCTTTCCGGATGGGTGCGCCCACAGCTGTAGCCCGTGGCCATCTGATAGCTTTGTAAGCTTCCCATCGCAGGGCTTCAACGCCCGCGCCTCAGCATCCGTAAGAGCCATAATCGATTTTGTTGGTATGGCGGCCGGCGGCCGCGGTCATACCAACAATATACCCACAATCCGCAGTGGCTGCCAGTGGGAGGGGGTGTGAGGGTATGAGAGAGACATAGGCTCAAATACCCTTGATTTCTCGGAAATATCCCCGCTTTTTACGGAGGGTTTGAGAGGCCTTGTGAGGCTGTGAGAAGTCGTAAAAAAGGGAGATGGTGCCCCTGGCCGGAGTCGAACCAGCACTCCTTGCGGAACTCGATTTTGAGTCGAGCGCGTCTACCAATTCCGCCACAGGGGCTCGTCGCGGCCGAGGTTGAATCGGCTGCGAGCGGCGCGGAT